ATCAAAGAAGAACACTTCTGCTTCATCAATGTCAGACTCTTGAGTCCATCCCAGGATTGGCTGACTATCAACAGTTTCTATTGACAGCCCAAATACATTATGAAAACGAAAACTAAAGGCTGTTCCTATCTTCATACTGCCCATCCCCAATCTCCTTCCAAGCCATGTGCGTTGTAGTCTGTGACACGCTTCTCAAAGAAATTAGAAATGCTACTACCTCCCAACAACTCCTCCATCCACGGTAGAGGGTTCTCTTTAACCTTCCAGTTCGTCTTAAGACCAAGTTGCAGTAGTCGTCTGTCTGCGAGGTAGCGAATGTACTGCTTGACATCTGCCGCCGACAAACCTTCCAAGTCACCCATCTCATACGCCAAATCAATAACCTTGTCTTCAAGTTTGACTGCAGCACGAAACATTTCGTATATATTTTTCTTAAACTCATCGTTCACAATCCGTGGATGCTCATCACAGAACTCCCTAAATAACTTAGCCATACCTTCCGCATGTTGTGATTCATCTCGTACAGACCATTCCACCACTGTACACATGCCTGGCATCTTACCATGACGTTGATAGTTGAGGAGCATAGCAAAGGCACTAAACAATGACATCCCTTCATTCAGCACTGATCTAGCGATAGCTAGTGCTGTTCCTGAAACACTATTTGTGTCAATATCGGACATGAACTCCAGTTTTGCAGCCATCTGTTGATATTCTAAGAATGCTTGGAACTCCTCTTCAGGAAGTCCAAGAGTGTCATTGAGCAAGGCATATGCTCGTTGGTGGATGAACTCACGACTAGCAAAGGCTGTGAGCATGGCTCTAATCTCATTGTTCTTGAACTTGGGAATGTAATACTCAAGATAGTTTGTTCCCACTGCCACGTCTGTTTGCGTAAATAACCGCAGGATTTGGGTGATATGGTTTTTCTCTGATTGCGATAAGACATCTGACTTCCAATGGTTTACATCGGTTTGTAGCTCAAGCTCATCCTCAATCCAGTGGATACGCTCATGCTCTGTTGCATAGGTCACAGCCCAGGGATACTTGAATGGCTTGTATGTTGTGTTACTCTCCAGTAGTGACATTTAGTTCTCCAACTCTGATTGGTTTTGGTATATAACATTCATAAGATTATTGTTGTGGTATGCAAGTCGTTTAACTTCTGATTGCAGTGCAATGATTGTATCAAAGCAATCGTTAAGGATTCTCTTGTTGAACGGATCAGAATCTTTAATCAACTGCAATCGTTTAAGAATTGTTTCTGTTTCTTTCAAGGACTCTTAACTCCAACTCTAGGCCAATGATCTTAGCGTGTAGATCTCTAGCCTTGTCCCACTTCTTCTTGCACTGAGCCTTCAGTAGCTTCAGATACACCTTCTTGATTTTGGTTTTCATATTCCTAGCCTTGACAACTCACACAGACATCATCGTCTTGGAAGTCCTTCAGCGCATTCCTATCTACTTTCGTTCCAACCTTCTCTGCTGTAACGCCCGAAGTTGTGCGCAAGTAGTATAAGCCTTTAAGTCCTTCTTTCCAAGCCTTGAGATGGACTTGATTAACGATAGCTTTGTCCGTGCCTGATGGAAAGAATACGTTGACGCTCTGACCTTGGCAAATAAACTCCTGTCGCTTTGCTGAGTGTTCCACAACCCAGTTCTGATCCAGTTCAAACGCCGTTTTAAATACAGCCCTCTCGTCATCCGATAACCACTCCAAGTGCTGTACAGAGCCTTCATTCTCAAGAATGCTTTTCCATGTCGCTTTCGTGTTCTTACCATGCTCATCTAGCACTGCCTCCAAGTACGGATTACGCACTGTATGACTTCCTGCCCTCGTCCGATGCACGTAGCAATTACTAATACGAGGCTCAATAGAGGCAGAGCAACCGCATATGATGCTACTGTTAGCGTTAGGAGCGATAGCCAGAAGATGCATATTCCTAACACCCGTACCCCTACCATCAGGACATTCACCAAACTCTGTTGCCAATTGATATGTCGCATCTGTAGCTTGCTCTTTAATGTCTTTGAAGATGCTGTAGTTTGCACTAGCTGCTTGCCATGATTCCCAGGCTATGCCTTTGGATTGAAGGTAGCCGTGGAAGCCCATTGCTCCAAGGCCGATGCTACGTTCTCTGTATGCTGAGTAAACAGCTTTTGATAATTGTTCTGGTGCGTTGTCAATAAAGTATTGAAGCACGTTGTCCAAGAATCGGATAAGGTCTGCAACCATTCCGCTTGATTTCCATTCGTCCCACTTTTCAAGGTTGACTGAGGAGAGGCAACAGACTGCTGTGCGGTCTTCACTTGTTGCGAGATGGATTTCGTTGCAGAGGTTAGAGCCATTAATTGACAGTCCAAGTTGCTTCTGAGCTTCTGGTAAGCCTCGTCTGGCTGTGTCGATAAAGTTAAGGTAAGGGCTGCCAGTTCTGAAGCGAGCTTCAAGGATTCGCTGCCATAGTTTGCGAGCTTGGATTGTATTTCTGACAATTCCTGTATTCGGGTCTGTAAGATTGAATTCTGATCCATTGATCACGGCCTCCATAAATTCGTCTGTGATGTTCACAGCATTAAATAAATTAAAGCACTTACGATTGATGTCACCACCTGTAGGCACTTTAAATGATACAAATTCTTCAATGTCTGGATGAGATACATCCATGTAGGCAGCATAACTACCTTTTCTTGTCTTTCCTTGTTTGTACGCAGTCATCTGACTGTCCACTACTTTCAGGAATGGGATTGGGCCTGGTGCTTTGTCGCTGATCCCTCTCACGTCTGACCAATGCCCACCCACACCTCCGCCCTTTACGGAAAGCCATGCTACTTCACCATTATGCTCAATAAGGCTATCAAGATTGTCGCCCACATAAGTAAGGAAACAACTAATAGGCAAGCCCCTATTGCCTCTGTCATGTTCAGGTGCGTTCGACAACACAGGCGACGCAAACATAAACCAACCTTTTGAAGCGTAGTCGTAAATACGCTGTGCAAACTCAAGGTCACCATAGCAATAAGCCACTGCAGCACGTGCAAAGGCTTCTTGAGGAGATGTTTCATGCTCAAGCATATAGTAGTCACGCATGAGTGTAATTGCTTGTTCACTAAGGCGAGAGTCTCTTTCAACATCAATCGTTATCCCAAGGTGTGTCTTCATCAAATTCTCCGGCTAAGTCTTGGTAGTTGTTTTCTATAAGATCAGAAAATCTATTCACTATATCTTCTGATGTAAGTTCAAGACGTTCTATCAGAAGCGTCTCGTCCAACTGCATCAATCTTTCTTTAAGCTCTTCTAGCGTTATCATTGCCGATGCGAACCTACTATTTTACACGATAGAGATGAGCTTGTCAAGATAATGTTTAGCTTTTTTCAAATCTTCAACACCGCCCTTGTCTTCCCATCTCGCCATATATTTAATGACGTTGCCCCAGATATACCCCTTGAATGCCTCTTCAGACATCCAAGCCTCCATTGCCTCCCAGGGCTGCACAGACTTTGATGTGTAGTGATTACCACCCACCTGCACATCATCAGTCATTGTTGCTCTTTCCCTTGTAGTAGATGCCCATGTCACCTTTAAGATCAAAAGAATAACCCCATGTGGCTTCAATCTGCTTAACGACATCATCAATCAATTCAGACCAATGCACGTCATCATTATATTCACAACGAATAATCTGTTCCTTGCCATGACCACGTAGTTCAAAGGTCATGTAAATCTTGTCTTCATCGTCAAATGGATTCATTTCTTCCTTTCCTCTTTTGTCTTTACATCATGACAGGTTTTGCATAGCACCTGTAAATTGTCTTCTTCACAGAAAAGTCGTTTGACAAATCCTGGAAGATCAGAATACTTTGTTAAGCTACCTGCGGGTGTGATGTGATCAACATTAACTTCTGTTGATTTATACAGCTTGTGACATTGAGCACATTCATACACCCACTTGGTACGCTTATCCTTCCCTGAATAAGGCTTCCTTGCCTTGTCCATCACCTGGTAACGGACAGGGTATTTAGTCCAAGCACGTCTGAGGGAAGAACGTATGAAACTAAAATACCTTGCCGTTGTCCAAGTGTTCCCTGCTTTGTTCTTCACTCCACGTGTCACGTTATCACCTCAGTTGGTGGTGTGAACGTATCTTGTGTTGAACGCAGCATGTATAGGAGATGTCCGTTTTCAATGGCACGTTCATATCCTAAATGCTCTACAATCACTTCCCACATTTCAGCGTCTGTCTTACCTTCCAAAAGCTTCTCAGCTTTTTTCGGGCCAATACCATGTACACCTTTGATATTATCGACAGCATCTCCAGTGAGAAACTGTTTGTAGAAATTAAAGGATGCTGTTTGCTGATTGATGTAATAAAGATTGTCCTTGACAAAGTTGTAGTGCCATCCCACAACCTGATCCAGGTCTTTATCCAGAGAAACAATCACTCCTTCACCGTTTAGCTCTGTAGCCTCAATCGCAATGGCATCATCTGCTTCAAATCCATCCCAGATGACAGCATCCCATGCGTACACCAAATACTCCCTCAGCAAATGATAATGCTTTGGTTTTTCTGATTTACGATTTCCTTTATATGGTGCTGTTACAGCAACATCATGCCGGAAATTATTCTTACCTGTAAGATGTAGTGACCATTGTGTACATAATGGCAAGTCTATCATGATTAAGTTTTCAAGAAAGTGTGCCAATGTACGAATAGCAACATCTTCACTGTCGTTGTTGGATGCAAAACCAAAACGATAGATGAGGATGTCGGCATCAATGATCGCTACGGAATAAGACATTACAGAGTTTCTTCTGATGTGTCTTCAGTTTCTACAGGCTCTGGTGGTGCAACCAGGTCTGTGACAACAATCTTCTTGATTGTTGCAAAGCGTCCATACTTACAATCATAAGATCCAAGCAGGACAGATGCTTTCGTTCCCCATCCCACTTGACTGCCTGGAATAGGATTGTCATCCGTATCCACCACTTCAATAGGGATGTTAGATTTAGGTGTCAATACCATGCCGTGCTCGTCAGACTTGTGAGCTTTAGGCGGGTTTTTCAATTCAAGCGAATTGATTGCGTTGACAGCAGCTTCATTCAACTGTGTCAATGTCACCTTATACTTGCCATCAGGATATTGAGACGCTTGTGGCGATCCCTCCTCATCCTTCTTGTCCAAATATCCCCACATGAGGGTGGCATTAAACTTTACTTGATTGCTCATACTCATTCTCCTGTTGGTGAGTAGATAATATTATAACACATGTTAATGTGTATCGTACCAATTATTACCAATTTTTGCTTCAGCGTCAACAGGACACCGAAACCCCAATGTCAGCCCTGCTTGTTGGGCTGCTCCTACCATGATTGACGCAACAGCTTCCGCATCGGATCTATGTGCTTCAATCTGGATTTCATCATGCACGAATGCAACTTGTTGTACAGATAGTCTCTGTCTCTTGAACTCTTTGTGTGCCTCAATGCACCACTGCTTGGCAATAATAGCCCCACATCCTTGGAGTAGTGAATTAAGTGCTGCGTGTTCTGAACGCACCAATATTCTTCTACCATCCAAGCCTGGTACATACCCCTTCTCCGCCAACTTCCGAACTTTCTCCATGAGTTTAGATAGCGCAGGGGTGTTGCTATAAAAATTCTGCAATACTTCTTGTCCTTCTTTCGCACCGCCCCCGACAATAGTGCCAATCTTGGACGGTCCCGCACCATACAGTGTTGCGTAGATAAGAGTCTTAGCTTGTGGTCTTGTAATGCCCGCAGCGTCTGCGTTCTTCTGATGGATGTCGCCATTCAGTAGTTCCTCCTGCCATTCAGGGTCTTGCATGTAATGCGCTAAACAGCGTAATTCAATGCCGGACAAGTCTGTCCCAACGAGAACATTTCCATCATCGACAGTCCATAGCTTACGACATTCAACACCATAGGGCTTGTTCACTGAAGGCACTTGTCCCAAATTGGGACTATGATGTGTCATACGTCCAGTGACAGCACCATTACTAATCACACCACCATGTACACGTTCTGTCTTTTCATCGACATGTTTTAGCCATGAGTCGATCAAACCAACACGTTTCTGAATCATCAAGTATTCTGCAATCAATGCTGCTTCAGGTATTTCAACATCTTCCAATGTTGTCTCATCGACAACAACAGATCCTTTCTCTGTATGCTTCTGTGGCTTCCATCCAAGCTGTTGTAGACGTTGCGCTATCTGCTTACGACTACCAGGATTGAACACTGTCACCTTATCCTTCAGTCGCTTTCCTGTCTTCTCGCTCCAACGTTCTTCAATAATCGGTTGGAAAACACTCTGCATCTGATCTTCAATAGTTGCCATTCTGTCTGACAACTGAGCATATAATATTTGAGCTTGAGGAACATCCAGTTTAAAACCGTTTCGCTCTTGTTTAGCAATTTCAATCGCTGTTTGATGCTCCAAAGCAATACTCTGTCT